TCCAAAAGATATGGGATACTATCACAGAAAAGCTTAGTGGTGCCTGGGATTCTGTTAAAGAGTTCTTCCAAAAGATATGGGATACTATCACAGAAAAGCTTAGTGGTGCCTTGGATTCTGTTAAAGAGTTCTTCCAAAATATATGGGACACTATCACAGAAAAGCTTAGTGGTGCCTGGGATTCTGTTAAAGAGTTATTCCAAAATATATGGGACACTATCACAGAAAAGCTTAGTGGTGCCTGGAATTCTGTTAAAGAGTTCTTCCAAAAGATATGGGACACTATCACAGAAAAGCTTAGTGGTGCCTGGAATTCTGTTAAAGAGTTCTTCCAAAAGATATGGGACACCATTATAGAAAAACTAGGCGGTGCATTGTCGTCGGTTACTAAATTCTTTAGCGACATGTATGACACAGTAAAGAATAAGATAACAGGTATGTATGACAGTATTAACTCTGGCATAAGCAATATTTATCAGTCATTTAAGAACTGGATTTCTGATATGTGGTCTAATGTATTTGGTAAGTTATTTGGCTGGATAGATAGCGCTATAAGTAAACTTAAAGATTTCTTTAGTCTGAATAGCAAAGCTAAGAATACTGACATATCATATGCTAACACGGGTGGGTCAACTGTTACGGTAACTAAGGGGCATGCTGTTGGTGGTGTATTCAACAGAGAACACATAGCTAAATTTGCAGAAGGAAATAAAGCTGAAGCAATTATACCATTGGAAAATGAAGCAGCCATGAAGCCATTTGTAGATGCAGTATCTAATGGGCTTACATCAGCTTTAATGCCCCTCATAGCTAACATATCGGTAGGACAGCAGTCTCAACTTCAACCGCTATACGTTGGTACGTTGATTGCTGATGATAGAGGGCTAAAAGAACTAAACCGTAAGATGAATATAATACAGCTAGAAGAAAAAGCAAGGAGGGGATAAAATGGCAAACTTCACTATTAATAATATAGCAATTAAAAACCCTTCTAGTTTTAAGATTGAGCGGTACAATATTACCAACATGGAGCGTCTAGCAGACGCTACCATGGTTGGTGATTTAATTGCAAAGAAGCGTAAGTTCTACTTTACGTACGATGCAATTAGTGGCGATGATTTAGACACTATTCTTGAGGCTATTTGGGACTCAACAACTTTGTTCTTCACTCTAGAGTATCTAGAAAACGGTGTCCCTAAAACTGCTACAGTATATGTAGGTTCTATACCAACAGAATTGCATAGAGCTGGTAGAACTACTAATTGGGTATGGAAAAATGTTACCTTCAATCTGATAGAAAAGTAAGGAGGTGTAAGTAATGTCACGAGTCGCAACAGATACAGATTTTAATAACGATAGTAGATATCTTGATGTACGACTTGATATTTACTTCACCTCTACTCCTTTAAGTGTCTCAAAATCAGACTACTTAATAGACGCTGACTGGCTTGAAGAAGGCTCTGCAGAATCGTCCAATCCTTTTGGAGCAATTTCTTCTAACGAGCTCTCCTTCAGGCTTTTCAATGATAACGGTATATTTAGCCCGACTAATGTGTCAAGTCCTTACTTTGGTAAAATAAAAGCTGGGGTACCTGTTGAGTTGTTTATTAAACCAGTCTATGACGATGAAGAAGTAGAATGGGTACAGTTGGGTAAATATTACGTTACCGGTTGGGATGCGCAGATTACAGGTACTTATGCGGACGTTGTGGCGAATGATGCGTGGTACAATATATTTAACAGTCCTATGCCGAATTATCCTATTACACGTAACACCACTTATTATGATTTTATGACAGACTTCTTCAACTTACTTGGAACAAGTGTTATTGTTGATGAGGCTCTTGTAGGTAACGTACCTTTCGCATTTGTGAGTGGCACTATAAAAGACTTTTTACAGGAATTAAGCGCAGCGGCGCTTGGTTACGTAACAAGTACTAAGAACGGAACTCCTATCATAGGCGCTTTTACAAGCGCTAAACCTGTTAGGGCTACTTTAACAGATGCTAATCAAATTAAAACTGTTTCTGTAAAGCAGTCTATTATAAGAGCTTATGACGGAGTAGAGTTGACATACAGCGTTCCGCAGATTTCAGCGGTAACTAAACTAGTAGAACTAAACGGCTTAACACTGACACAAGGCATGAATGAAATAACTAATGTAGCATTCAGTACGGGGCCTCTTTGGCAAGTATCTATGATTGATATTAAATCTAACAGTGATGTAGTTACACTTAAAGACTTCACAGCAACACAATGGTTAATATCGCTGCTTTTAGAATGTACAATTGAAGCCATTGCCGCAGACCTCAAAGTTTATGGAAAGACTATAGGGTTAACAGACTTTACTTTATCTGACAATTCGGCGAAGCAATTAAGTATTTCAAATAAATATATCCAATCAACTGAATATGCGGAGTACTATAAGAGTATCCTAAATGCTTTCGTAAATAATGACACACCGCTATTATCATTGTCAGTACGCGGCAACCCATTGCTGAACATTGGAGACAAGATAGTAGTTTCTAGTACAAAGTATAATTTGAACTACACAGGTATCATACAAAGAATGAACTACAAGTACGCAGGCGGTTTGATGTGCGATATGACGTTGCTGAACACAGAAATATTGGAGGGGGTAGGTGTATGATATACGGTTCTAACATCCTATCCTCAGTAGTAGCTAATTGGCAAGTAACGAACGGCACCGTTACAACAGAGTCTATAATGCTTGATGCCGGTGGGTACGCTGTTCAAACTATAGATCTAGCAGTATTACAATCTATACCTGAATACATGATGTTGTCCGTAGTAGCAACACCTTATGCTGATCCGTATGCTATGGGTCTTATAGCAGAACTTAAAGTATTGTCTGAGACAGGTGTAACACATGTCTATACCATTCCTATAGTTGACACAGGTAATGGTGTATGCTCAGTAGATTTTCCAGTCAAAGCTCTAGACCACACATCTTTAACCTTTACATTTAAGACAACCTATCCAGTGGTTATATCTGACTATGCTCTATTTCCTCCTAAATTAACTAAGGTTGACTTAACAGAGGTACTAGATAGATTACCTAGACTACTATCTGACTATAATCAGACATCTATGGAGGTTACGCAAAAAGAAGATATAGTAGCTTTGATTTCAGCGTACATCACAGAGACTACTGAGCTCACAGGTAAATTCACACTTTCTTATGTCGCCTCTGAACAAACGGAACTAATCATAAGAATTAAAGATAATGAAATATCAGAGCTATATACACCTATGTATTTCTCTGTGAACGCAGGACATGGAACAATTGGAATACCACATGCATATTTGAGTAAGCTGCAAGGTTACCATAACTTTACTGTTACTGCTCAGGTTGTTAGTGGTTCAATTAAGATAGATCCAAGAAGAGTAATGTATGTCATAGACGGTGGTCGTATTGCATATAACGTAATGGACATTGGGTCTATAGTATACGATGTAACTGTTCGCAAGTTAGAATCGGAGTCTCAGATATCTTTTATTTATGCAGCTTGCATAGATGATGGTATTTGTGTTATTAAGAAAAGCGAATTCACAGAACTACCGGGCTCTGCCTGGATTGCTGAAGCTACCATCGGAGAAGCAATAGATGCAGCAATAGAATTTGACGGGTATTGGATCACTACTCAGTATCCCTTTACGTTTAATACGGATACAGATCCTTGGGTAGCATTGGTAACTCCGACAGGTTCTCTTAATGTTAGACGTTTGTATGCACAAGAGGACCCACTGGTTCTAGCTACAGATGTAAGTAAAGTAGCTATGGTGCGTGGTTGGAAAAACTCTATAGATATTGGGCAAGACCATGGTATGATAGTATTATACATTAAGAATGGGGTACCTTACTACAGAACTTATGCCGAACAAACAACCGGTAGTATGGCTTGGGAAGCTGAAAGACCTTTAACACTTTTTTCCGGTACAGCAGTAGATATAAATGGCTTCAGAACTAATGACTATAGAGTTGGTATAAATATCCTAGATAGTACTGGTACAACGCATTCTTTTATAACGCATAGGAACTGGGGCGGTATGGCATCACCAGTAGAACGTATTGCTA